AAACCCCTCACAACCCCCACCCCGCCGGCCCCAGTCCATCCCCCTGGTGCCGCCGGGCCTGGTGGCGCCGCGCCACCCGGTCCACGGTCGTCGGATGGACCCCGACCCGGGCAGCAATGACCGCCCGGCCCTCCCCGGCGGCCAGGCCGGCGAGGATGGCGCGGTCGCGGGCGCTGCGGTCGGGGGCGGGGACGTAGACCCGCAAGGTCCCCAACTCCCGGCGCAGGCGGTCGCAGATGGCCTTGGCCAGGCGTTGCGCGGCAGTGGCTGGCAGGCCCTCGGCGCGGGCGGCGACGGTGGCGGCGGAGATGATGACGGCGATGACATCCTCCCCCTCGGCGGCCATGGGCTAGAGCCCCCAGCCGTCGGGGGCGAAGTCGGGGCTGGGGGCGCGGCGCGGCGCGGGCTTGGGCCTGGGGGCCGGGGTGAGCAGCGGTCTCGGCGGGCTGGGCGGGGCGGGAGACGCGGGCGGGGCCGGGGTCTGGGGCGGTGATGCCGGCTGGGCGGTCCCGGACCCGGGCGGCGCAACGGCGGGGCGGGCCTCCCCCTCCCCTGTCGCGTCGTGGCTGGCCTCCTCCTCCGCGGCGCCGGCGGGGCGGCCCGGGGTGACGGCGGGGTCTTGGCCCGCGACCGGGGTCGGGATCCGGCTGCCAGCCACCGGCGGCACCAGCCTGCCCAGATCGACATCCGTCAGGCGCATGGCGGCCAGGGCATAGACCAGGCAGTCCAGGGCCTCGTTACGGGCGCGGGTCTGGACCCATTCCTGATAGGGGCGCTGGCCACGGAAGCGGGTGACCAGCTTTTCCGCGGCGAGCTGGGCAAAGTATTCGTCATCGCAGGCCGGGCCGCGGGGGAAGTGAATGAATCCGGGGCCGGGCGTGGTGAGCTTGAGGCGGGCGTAGAGCAGGGCCTTACCCTGGTCGACCCCCAGGGGCTCCACCTGCACGCCGCTGCGGTTCTTGCGCCGCAGGCGTTGGCGACGGCGCTTCTGGTCCTCCACCAGGGGGCGGCCCAGGCCGGCCAGGCCCTTGATGGCGCGGGACCAGCGGCGGGGGCGGACGAAGTCGTAGACCAGGCTGGTGTTGTAGCCGGAGTCGATGGCCGCCATGCGCACCCGGGACTCGAGCAGCAGCTCGTGCAGGTCGTCCCACACCGCGGGGTCGGTGGTGTCGCCGGGGAGGATGTGATGGTCGAGGACCCAGGCCTCCTCCCCCGCCCCCCAGCCGACTAGGGTGCATTCCAGGCGGTCTTTCTGCACGTCGACCCCGGCGGTGGTGAAGGCCAGGGGCAGGGTGGCGGGGTCGTAGTCCTCGAGGCGGGAGATCAGGCTCAAGTCGTCGATGCTGTCGCCCTGCTCCTTCCACACCTCGCCGAGGAAGGTGTTGACGAAGGCCTTGAGTTCGGCGGAATCCCCCTGGGCGTTGCACCACTTCTGGGCGATCTGCGCCCAGGTCAGGCCCAGGCCGAGGGGGGCGTAGAGGGCGTTGAGGTGGTAGCCGTGGATGCCCTTGATGTGCTTGCGCCGGGCGCGCCACTCCCCGGCGGCGAGCATGGCCGGTTTGTGGCCTTCGCTGATCTCCGCCCCGCACTCGCGGCAGACGTACCAGGCCTCCTGGACCTGGGGGATGGGATGGGGGTCGCCCTCCGGGGGCGGGGCGGTGCGGTACTTGAGGAAGGACCACTCCAGGGGCTGGCGTTCGCCGCAGTGCGGGCAGGGCACCAGGTACTGACGCATGTCGGAGCGCCGGTATTCCAAGTCGATGCGCGACTTGCCTTCCAGGGTCGGGGTCGAGATCAGGTAGGTCTTGGCGCGGGTGAAGGTGCGCTGGCGGTTTTCGATCAGGGTCATGGGGTCCCCTTCGCCTTCGGCCCCGCCGACGTCCCAGGGGAAGGCGTCGACCTCGTCGCAGATGACATAGGGCAGGTGGTCGGAACGCAGGGAGTCGGGGCTGTTAGCGCCGGACTTGATGATGCGCGCCCCGGCGCCGTATTCCAGCAGGTCGACGCGGTTGGAGCGGTTGCGGGTGGCGGTGGTGGCCAGGGCGGCGAGGCGCGGGGACTCGTTGATCATCTTGGTCAGGCGCGGGTTGAGGGAGCGGTCGCGTAGCTCGAGGGTGGGCATGACGAGCAACAGGTCCTTGTTCTGGAGGTGGTCCATGATGTAGCCGACCCAGTTGAGCAGGGCCTCGGTGGCGCCCAGGCCGGCCGACTTGCAGAAGACGATCTTGCGCGCCGGGCTGTGTTCGGAGAGGTCATCCATGATCGCCCGCAGGTAGGGCGTGGTGGCGGTGCGCCAGGGGCCGGGGGCGTTGGTGCCGGATTGCAGCAGGCGGTGGCGGTCGGCCCATTGGCTGACGGTCAGGAGGGGGCGGGGCTTGAGGCCGCGGGCCAGGCGTTGGCCGACCAGGTCCAGGGCCGGGGTGGCGCCGGTCAGACGGCCGGCGAGGCCTTGCAGGCTGTCGTGCAGGGTGTCGGCCAGCAGGTAGTGGATGCGGGTCTCGTCGGTCTCGCCGGCGATGGCGTCGAGCCAGCGCTGTTCCAGGCGGGTGAGGTCCTGGTGGATGAGGGCGCGGGCGCGCTGCCCGGCGGCGACCGCGGCGCGGGTCTCCGCCGTGGCCTGGGCCAGGTCCGCCAGTTCCGCGCGCAGGATGTCGAGGCGCAGCTTGTCCTTGATCAGTTGCTGGTCGGCGAGGGTGAGCATGGGCGTGGCGGGGCGCTGGGGTGAGGTCGCGGGCGGGTGGCGGGCGAGGGGCGGTGGGGCGCGTGACGGGCGACGGGGCGCTGGGCGGTGGCGCGGGGCGGCTTAGCGGACCACCAGGCGCAGTTCGACCTCGCCCTTGGCGACCTCCCAGGCGTGCTCCCGGCGGATGCCCAGGGGGATGCCGACCCGGGATTCCTCCAGGTGCTGCCCGGGGAGGACGCGCCACGGCGGCTCGGTGTCCTCCGGGCCCCAGGGCACGCACCAGAGGCGCATGCCGGGATAGCGGCTGTACCAGAGATAGCCGGGGAGGAGGGAGTCGATCTCGATGAGGTGGGCGGTCATGGCGTGATCCTGGTGGGTATGGGTGAGGCGGGGGTCGCTTGCGGGCGTGCCTGGCAATCAGGCAGCAGCCATTGGTCAATGACCGCTCGCGCCACGGCCTCGGTCATCTTCGGCGGGACTGACATGCCGATCATGTATTTGCCGATCTTGTCGGTCTTGGCGTGGTAGTCGTCGGGGAAGGAGCCGAGACGCTTCCATTCGCGGAAGGTGAGGCGGCGGCATTCATTCCAATGCACGGCACTATGATCATTTGTCGCGCATGTCAGTGTTGGAGACGGCTGCTTTTCATTCAGCCTTATGTGCGAAAACAGTCCACCTTTCCGACCCTGCTTTTTTGCCGCATCCGCATAACATGCGCCTTTCGCTGTCAGCGGCCACCACTTCAGATGCATTCCTGTTGGTTTCACGTCTGCCTGTTCTGCATCCGTCAAAACCTGCACATCCGCCGTCGCCTCCCCCGCTGAAATCCACCGATGCGCCGGGGCCAGCTTGAGCGGTAGCCGGTCAAGGTTATCGCGCAAGGCGCAGAAGAACACGCGCTCCCGGCGTTGCGGGACGCCGCAGTCGGCGGCATTCAGCAGGAACAGTTGCGGCCGGTAGCCGATCTCTCGGAATCGCGCCATGACCAGCTTGGTGTAGCCCTTGGCGTTACCGATCAGCATGCCCTTGACGTTTTCGGCAATGGCGACCTTCGGCCTGAGCCGCGCCACCAGGTCAAGGTAGTCAAAGAACAGGTCGGACAGGACTTGCTTGGCCTGACCTTCGCGGAAGTGCTTTTCCTTGCCCCAGGCTTTCTCGCGACTCCCGGCCATGCTAAAGGTGGAGCACGGGGGCGAGCCGTCGAGGATATCAAGGTTGAACAGTTCCGGCGGCAGGTCGGCGGTCAGCAGGTCACGGATCGGGCACAGGTAGTAGCGCGGCGGCTTGAGGTTGTGCTGATAGTGCCAGGCCATCTCGGGGTCGATGTCATTGGCGGCGACCACGGTGCAGCCGGCTCGCTTGTAGCCCATGCTGGACCCGCCACCACAGGCGAAGGTGGACATGACCGTCAGGCCGTTCTGCGGCACGCTCTGGAGATCCGCCAGGGACCAGGCGCAGTCAGGCTTGCTGGTCGTCATCAAACTCGAATCCACAGCGCGGGCAGCGGTGGGCCAGTTGATACTCATCCGGGTTGATCTCCTTGGTCGATGAGGGGGGCGGCGCTTTGCTGATGTCCGCCGGTCTGGCCAACAGCGCTGCCAGTTCTTCGTCGCTGAAGCCGATCAGGTCGAGGTCGATCTCCAGGGCGTTGAGGGCTTGCAGCTCTTCGGCGAGGAGGTTGTCGTCCCAGCCGGCATTCAGGGCCAGTTGGTTGTCGGCGAGGATGTAGGCGCGGCGCTGGGCGTCGTTGAGGTGACTGAGGCGCAGGCAGGGGACCTGGGTCAGGCCCAGTTGCTGGGCGGCGAGGACGCGGCCATGGCCGGCGATGATGCCGCCCTGGTCGTCGATCAGCACCGGGTTGGTGAAGCCGAACTCGCGGATGCTGGCGGCGATCTGGGCGATCTGCGCCGGGCTGTGGGTGCGGGCGTTGCGGGCGTAGGGGGTGAGCCGGGCCACGGGGACCTGCTCCAGGTGCGCGGGCAGGGTGATGTGGCGGCTGTCGGTCATGGCGGGGGTGGCGGTCATGGGGACGGATTCCTTTGGGATGGCGGCCGGGCGGGCTTACAGCCGGCTCAGTTCGTCGTCGACATACCAGGCGAGGATCTGCTCGAAGGAGGCCTGCACCTCGCGCTCGGCGCGCTCCATCCATTCGAAGCGGGCCTCGTATTGGGGCTTGGGGATGAACCAGATGAAGGGTTTCCAGTCGTTGCCGACCTTCTGCCAGATGCCGTCGTAGTTGCCGGGGGTGCCGATGAGGATCCACTTGGCGCCTTCCCGGACCGGGGCGTAGATGTTTGTGCCCATGTTTTGCAGCATGTAGGCCAGGGTGGGGCCGGGGATGTTGCCGTAGCGGTCGAGCTTGACGCCGGTGGCGGGGACCCAGACCTGATCGGGCTTCATCCAGCCAAAGCGGATCAGGGTGGCGGCGGAGCGCTTGGGGCCGGCGGGTTCGCCGCCGAGGATCTGGACGCCGGCGACGTGCTCGAAGCTGGCCAGGCTACTTCCGCCCTGGATGAAGTCGCTCATGTAGACGCCGGCGCCTTTGGTGTCGAGGAGGAGGTCGCTGACGCCGTATTTCTTGTAGCGGATGGAGTTGACGAAGGCGGGCGTGGGGCGGTCGAGGTCGGACTTGGCCTGTTCCCGTTCGGCCTCCATGATCTGGTAGGCCATTTTGTTCTGCGCCCGTTCGTTGGCGCGCTCCAGGCCGGGGCCGAGGGCGAGGAGCAGTTCGCGGACGCTGTCGAGGCCTTCGAGGCGGATGACGGTATCGGGGGCGGCGGCCATGGGGTGCTCCGGGCGGGTGGCGCTTAGGGTTGCGGGGCGGGGGTCGGGTCCGCCGGGGTGTGGGACTGGCCCAGGGCCTGGCGACCGCGGGCGCAGGGTTCGTCGTGGCACTCCCAGCCGCAACGCCAGGTGCCGGCGACGTGCGGGCGGGGGGCGGCCAGGGGGTCGGGGGCGGGGTCGGCGGCGGGGCGGTAGAGAAGGCAGGCCTGCCGCTGGCGGCAGGCGTCATCCCGGCAGTGCCGCGGGCGGTCGAGGACGACGCGCGGCGGGGCGGTCGTGACGGGCCGGTCCGGGGTATCGCTGACGGGGGTGCTCATGGCGGCCGGGTCGTGCTCAGTCATCGCAGTGGCGGTCGAGGAGGTCGTGGCGGTAGAGGTCGCGGGGGATGCGGGCCTCGTCGAGGATGGCGGCGCCCTGGGCGAGGGACTGCCCCCAGCGGTAGGCGATGGCGGGGGCGGGGGTGACGCTGACGATGCGGCCGATGCCGGCCTGGATGAGCAGGGCGGAGCAGGCGCTGCACGGTGGCAGGGGCCAGGTGTAGCAGGTGCAGCCGGTGACCGGGCGCTGGGCAAAGAGTAGGGCGTTTTGTTCGGCGTGCAGGGTGAGGGCGAGCTTGGTGTCGCGGTGGTGCAGGCGCTCGGGGTGGTCGTCGATGCCGCGGGGCAGGCCGTTGTAGCCCAGGCTGACCAGGCGGTGGTCGGGGTCAACCAGGCAGGCGCCGACGCCGGTGCTGGGGTCTTTGCTCCAACTGGCGATGAGGCGGGCCAGCTCGAGGTAACGCAGGTCCCAGTGGGGGCTGGTGATCATGGGCGGGCCTCCGGGGCGAGGGCCTGGCGGGATGTGGGTGGGGTGTCCGGGTGGGGATTGACGGCGACGGGGCGGGACGCCGGGGTGGCGGACTGGATGGCGTGGCGGTCTTCCCGGCGGCGGGCGTCGATGATGGCGTGCAGGCGCTGGAGGGCGGCGACCGGGTCGGGGGGGATGGGCGCCGGGGCCAGCGTGGCGGCGGCCTCGTCCAGGCGGGCCAGGCAGTGGTCGAGGTAGTGGCGGGCCTTGCGCAGGTCGGTGGCGCGGCTGACGCCGGCCTTGCGGCGCAGGAGGTACTTGAGGGCGTTGCCTTCCCAGAAGTCGAGGTCGTATTCGGCGATGATGTCCCAGGGTTGGATGCGGTGGCGGCTGTAGTGGTCGCCATCGACCTGGTGACGGCGGGGGTCCGTGGTGGTGGTGATGGTGTCGGTCATGGGGCGGTCCTGGCGTCGGGGCTGGTCGGGTCAGGGGTGGCGTCGGAAGCGGCGAACGGTGACGCGACCGGGGTGGCGTCGGGGCTGACATAGCGCGCGCGGGCTTCGACTTCGGCCTGGGCGCGTTCGCCGGCGGTCTGGGTGAGGGTGCGGGCGTGGTCGTCGCAGCGGGCGCGGGCGGCGATGGCGGTGGGGTAGACGCCGAGCAGTTCCCGGGCCTGGGGGATGGGCTGGCCGATGGCGTAGTGGGCAAGGCCGCCGGCGGGGTGCCAGTGGCGGGCGTGGCCGTTGCTGTAGTCGCGGTAGTTCCAGGCGGCGGGGCGCTGGTCGGGGCCCCAGGCGACGAAGGTGTAGGCGCCCGTGGCCTGGCGGACGGCGGTGACGCGGTAGCTGGCGGCGTTCTCTTCGTACTGGGGCTTGACGCGGATCCAGGTGCTCATGACGCATCGCTCCGGGGGCGACGGTCCTTGGCGTCGCGCTTGAGGGCGCGCAGGGCTTCGAGGCCACCGCGGTCGTAGATACGGCGCACACGGTGGATCTCCGGGTGGAGCAGGCGGCGGCGTTCGGCGGGGTCGGGGACCGCGGCCAGGCGGGCGGCGAGCTGGTCGACGATGCGCATCAGATGATCGACGTGGCGGGCGCCCAGGCTGTAGGCCTGGTGGCCGATGTCGGCTTTCAGCAGGCGGATGCCGCGGTCGAGGTCGATGCGCAGCTTGGTGAGGCTGTTTTCGGCGGCGAGGATCAGGCGCTTGACCTCGGCGCGGTCGAGGGCGGAGACGCCACCGGCGGGGGAGGCGGAAACGCCGGTGATGGCGGTGGCGTCTGCGGTGGCGTCCGCGGGGGCCTCCAGGGCGCCCAGGACGGCGGCGCCGGGGGTGACCGGCGCCATGGCCTGGCCCTGGGGGGCGGGCGCGGCCTGGGTGGCGTCCTGGTGGCTGGTGGCCCGGGCGGCGGCGTGGCGCTCCACCAGGTCGGTGCGGTGGCCGCGGGTGGCCTGGAAGCGGGCGATGCTGGCGTCCTTGTCCAGGAGGCCATGCTGGGCGGCGACGGGGTCACCGGCGGGCACCAGGCGGCCGGCGGCGGCGGCGCGGTTGATGGTGCTGCGGTTGACGCCGAGGGCGCGGGCGAGTTCGGCCTGGGTGACCCAGGGGGCGGGGGCCATGCCGGGCAGCGGGGCGCTGGTTGTCGGGGTGGTCATCGTTTGGCCCACTCGCCGCAGCGATCCAGACGACCCGTCACCGGCGATTGAGATACCAGCCAGCGCTGCCAGGGCGAGGCGTCGGGCGCCGGTCGGTTGGTCGGTGGGTAGCGGGTGCAGCGACCAAAGAAGGGTTCCCTGACGTACTGGCACCAGTGGCGGCAGCTTTTGCAGACCCGCTTTGCTTTGGAGTCAGCCTTTTTGCGTGGGGGTTTGGCTTTAGCGGCCATGCCGTCCCTCCTGCCGGATCGGATTGCCGAGGCGGAATCCCCGCATGAATCCCGGGATCTGCCGCAAAACAGCGACCGCACGGGCAAGGCGCACAGACCGCACGGGGTACCGCACACCCTGTTGCTTTTTAACTACCTTATATTTCAATGAGGCGCACAGGGCGCACGGGGCGCACGGGTATATAGGCGCGCGTGAGAAGTCGCACGCGCGTGATAAGGCGCGCGTGGGGCGCGTGGCGCGTGAGGCGCGTAGCGCGCGCGGGCGCATGAAAAGCCCGTGCGGTCCGTGCGGTCCGTGCGGTGCATTGTTTTTTAAGGTTGTTTCCAAACAACAGCCCGTGCGGTACCCCGTGCGGTCTGTGCGGTCGGTGGGTGTGCCCGTGCGGTCGGGGCCTGAGCCCGGGCGCGGGGCGGCGGTTTTGCGGTTGGACAGGGGCAGGCAAGGGGCTTTCATGTCAGTCCTGCCCCTCGAAGCCGCCCTTGAGGGCTTGCTTGAAGGTGAAATAGCAGTTGGTGAGCCACTGCGTCCGGGTCAGGTTGACGGGCTTGCGGTGGTCATCCCCCGGTCCGCCCCGATCGGCGGCGAGATCCAGCAAGTCGTCCGAGGGCAGGTACATGCGCTGCCGTTTGGTCGGCCCCTGGTGAAAAGTGTTGTCGTAGCGGTCGGCAAAGACGCGCTGCCAACCCTTCTGCTTGACGACGTAGCCGTTGAACTGATTGCTTTCGCGTGGGAAGCGGACGCCCTCCTGGCGACACCAGCGCAGGTAGGCCTGATAGACATCGGTGGTCCCGGCGGGACAGAGGGGCAGGCCGTCGATGTTCCCCTCCTGCCACTCTTCCATGAATCGGTCGACCGATTCGCGGTTGACATCGATGAGCTGCTGCTTGCTGGCCGTCATCGGCGGCCGGCTCCAGGGCTTGAAGTCGCCGAGGTTGAGGTGCAGCAGGTAGTGATGCAGGGCGGCGATGCCGCCATTGGCGATTTCGGCGGAGAGGTCTTCGTACCAGGACTCGTCGAGCTTGGGCGGGGTCCAGACCACCAGGTGGCGGCGGTCGTCTTTCTCGATGATGGAGGGGATCCCTTCGTTGGACAGGAACACCAGGTTCATGTGGTTACGTTCCCGGTGGGCCGCCACATTTTTCGGGTTGACCCTTATCCACTCGCCGGTGATCAGGTTTTTGAGCTGGTTTTTCATGGCGAACAGCTCGGCGCGGGCCACCACCTCATCACAGACCACGAACAGCTTGCGCTCAGCCCAGTCCGAGTTGAAGCGATCCTCGATCGCCCCTTGGTTGAGGACCTGCCCGTATTCGCCATAGATGGCGGCGTAGCTCTCGAAGAAGCGGGACTTGCCGGTACCCTGGGGGCCATGGAAGATCAGGGCCGAGTGCATCTTGGCCCCGGGATACTGAAGGGGATAGGCCAGCCACTTGAGGACCCAGTCGTAGACTTCGCGGCCTTCGCCTTCGGTCAGGTAACGCAGGGTCTGGAGGAGCAGGTCGCAGCATCCAGGCTTGGGCGCGGTGGGCCAGCCGAGCCAGCGGTTGCAGCGGATCTGGGGATCCTCGCCGCCGGGGTCGAAGCCGATCTCGTCGAGATAGACCGCGCGGCTTTTCCAGCGGGGGTGGTCCTTGACATCGTCCCACCTGACCCTTGACGGGAGCATGTGGACGATCTTGGTTTTCTTGACCACGTTGGCCGTCCAGTGGTCAAAGGCGAACTCGCCGGTGCCGTCGTCAATGTGGGTGAAGCGTTCGACGATGTCGATCAGCGACATCTGGGAAACGGCATCCGGACGGCGGGGCAAGGTCGGCTCCGCCAGGGTGCGCGATCCGGGGGCGGGACGACGGGGGGTGGTTGTGCCCTGCCCCGCTTGCTGCCCATGCTGGGACTGGCCAACCTGGCCCGCGTGGCCCCATGCGCTCCCGGTGGCATCCTGGCCCGCTTGCTGGCCTTGGCCCGCGGTGGCGCCTTGGCCCGCGGTGGCGCCTTGGCCCGCGGTGGCGCCTTGGCCCGCGGTGGCGCCTTGGCCCGGCGCCGCGTTGTCTGTGCCGTTCTGGCCTTGGGTGCCGGCCTGACCCCTGGCGTCATTTCTCCCCGCCCCGCTCCCCGGGGGTGTGTGTCCCGCGCGCGCGCCCACCGGCTGTCCGGCCCAGCTCCGCCCGCTGGCAACGATCCCGGTCCAGCCTGCCGTGGTGAGGGCGAGTTCGATCTGCGCCCGGACCGCGTGCAGGCCTCCTTGAGGATGGACATGCAAGTCGTTGAAATCGGTAGGGCCTTTGTGGGCCTTGTCCTCGGCGCGGACGATGGGCGGCGCGCCATGGGTCGGGGCGGCGAAGTCGGGGATGGCGACGGCGGCCCGGTCGCCCAGGGCGAGGGCGGCCTCCTGGGCCTTGACGATGCCGGTGTTGGGGGTGGTCAGATAGTCGTCATCCGCGCAGATCAAAGTACGGATACCGCGGTAGCGTTGGCTGATGGCCTTGGCGACCGGAGCCAGGTTGACGGCATCGAAGGCGATGATGACGGGGAGGCTGGTGGCCTCGTGCAACGTGCAGCCGGTGGCGAAGCCCTCGCAGAGCAGGGTCAAGCCGCCGGCGAAGGGCGATCCCAACTGGAACCAGTGGCCGGCCTTGACCAGGCCGGGCGGGGCGAAGTCTTTGTCGCGGCCCTTGCGCTTCTTGATCTCCGGGTCGTGATAGATGACCTGGAGGCCCTGGACGGCGCCCTTGCCGTTCAGCAAGGGGATGACCAGGTTGCCACCGACAGTGCCCTGCTCGCCGCGGGCCGGGGAGATGCGGGCGCCGAAGAGCTGACCCGGGCCAAAGCCCTTGCGCTCCAGGTACGGCGACCGTCCGGCATCCTGACACTGCGCCCACCAGGCGGCGGCCTGTTGCGCGGCCCGGGAGGCGCGGCGCTGGCGTTCCTGCTCTTCCCGCAGCATCTCCGCGCGCTGCCGGGCCTTGGCGGCGGCGAGGACGGCGGGGTCGATGCTCTTGGTCGCGCCCTTCGGGAATGGCACCTTGTAGCTGATTTTCTCCGCGCCCAGCCAGAGGCCATAGCCGCCCAGGATGCAGGTCCGGCCGTCGTTCAGGGCCACTTCCCACAGCCGGTAATAGCCCGGCTTCTTGGTCGGCTTCTGGTCGACCACCTTGGTGCGGACCAGCTTCGGGGTATTGATCTGCAAGGGGCCATCCAGGACCAGCCCCGCCTCGGTCAGCAGGTCCAGGACCGCGTCGTAATTGATCGCGCTCATGACCGGCCATCCCCCAGCCTAAACGACTGATTCCCGGACCAATTACTTTTCAGGATTTGTGTTGCGTATAAGTGATTGATATTCCCTAGCGTTTTGCCGAGGTTCGAAATATC